GTGTCACAGCATTCTCTGGCGATTTGAAAGGAAAGCTGAACACAGTTGTTGTGTCTGGTTTGTTTATCTCTGGTTCGTTAGGAACCTTCTGATCAATCATAAACTGTGTAAGGGGATCTTTATTATCACCTCGTACAGTACGGATGTAATATGGAGAGTGACGAGCATGTATACCACTGGCACTGTCCACCAACTGCGAGACAGTACCCGAAGGCTTGACGCAGGTAATAGCAGCAGACTGAGGTATACCAAGCAGGTCAGCATATTCATGATTAGTAGCCACTGCGACAGATCGTAAGTTATCAAGTGTTTTCTCCAAGTTAGAATTAACTGCAGTCATCAATGGGTTGTCCATGATACCTGTTAGTGATACACCTAAGAGTCTTTCTTCTTCTGTGTTTCTTTGCCAGACTTTACGTAGGTATGGAAATCTGGTGTAGGAAGATTGAATAGTGCCAAGAATCGTTGCCACCTTGACTTTACGTTTAAGATCTTCATAACTATCCGTTGCCCTAACGACAACCTCTGTAAGATTGCAGAACTGATACGGTCTAAGTATGATCTCGCTGCAAGGATTAGTTCCAAACTCATAGTTCGGATCTCGTCTGCCATACTTCTCAGCTTGTTTCTTAGATGCTTCACGATTAAATATCCCTCTTTCGCCTGATTTACTTTCTACCAACGCAGTCCACTCACGCATGAATGTTTCTATGTCTGGCTTCTCTGTGTATGATACAGAGTTGTTAGCCAATGCTCTGTGTGCAGCAGTCTCCCACCACTGTCCTGACTTAGCGTGACGCATACGATCATCACTCAGGTTAGACAGAGAGATCATAGCACTGCGTCTTACTCCACCCACCACAACTATCTGTCCAATAAAACACATCAAGTCATGGCATTCCATAGAGGATAGCTTACGGCCTTGTGCATTCTTGAATGTCTGTACTGAGAAGTTAAACAACTCGACAAGAGGCCCAGGTCCACTAGCTCTACCACCAAAAGTTTTGAGCCTAGAACCTGCAGGACGTACACGTGACACATCCCACTTAGGTATCTCACCTGCCCATAGCAACGCTAGTAGCTGACGGAATGCTTTGGCCCAACCTTCTTTGCTATCTCTTACAACAATCGTAGTCTCACTCTCATACAACTCAGGTACTTCAGGTAGCTTCTGTATAAACTGACGCTCTACTGAGAAACCTACGCCTGTACCACAAAGCAAGATAAACATAGCCTCATCAAAAGACTTGGGATCATCTACTGGTAGATAGCTACAGTTGTATCCTGCTGTGTTATCTCTACTCAATGCAGCACCTGCAGTCATCATAGCTCTCATGCTTGGCATTACTTCGAGTCCAAGTATGGCTTGCTCTATCTGATTGACATACGAATCATCGCCTAGCACTGGACGTACTACATTATCTACATAGCGTCCTACTGTCTCAGCCCATGACTCACGGCCTTTGCCATCTATGTATTTAGCATAGCGTGATTGGTGTATAAAACTTTGATAGTCTGTTGGTAATAAGTTACTCATTTATTCTCTCCCATATTCGTAGGTGCGTACACCTCACCGTTATACTTACTTCCTGTTGCACCTTTGCCTGTCTCTACTCCGTTGTTACATTTGAAAACTACAAATAGTAAACAAAGTATAATTACTAATGTAGCTCTCTTTGACCAAAGTATGAACAGTTCAAATGTTTTCTTCGCTTCTATTTCTGCTGCTTGTGATGGTGTCATTGTGGATCAGTCCAAGGGTAGCAGGGTACTATGCTTTGCTTACAATACTTTGCGTTGTCTACTAGTAGCACAGGCAACACACAGATCACAAACACACAAAAAAGAAAAGGCCATATTAAACCTTTCATATCACAATAGTTCATCTGTTGTCTCCGCTTCCTCGTATAGTTCCTCTCTCCTGTCTGCTCTTCAGCTTTGACAAGTTCTTCAACGCCACCTCTGCCATATCTATTTCTAGGTCACGACACAGCGCAGCAATATACCACAACACATCACCAATCTCTGCAGCTATAGCATCCTTGTTGAACGTACCATCACGCAACATCTTCTTAACCTTACCTTGTACCTCACCTGCTTCGTTACCCAAGCCCAACGCCGGATAGATAATAGGGTCCGTATAGATACTAGTCTTTCTCGCTTCCTGTTGGTAGTACCCCATGTCCATGATGGGTGATTGCATATCTGCAAAGTGGTCTATGTCTTCTTGTGTTATCATTATCTCTCCTTCACAACCAGATTACTTATTCTTACATCATCTATGTCGTGCATAACATTACTTACTAAGTCATGCACATCTTCTGTATGTCCTTCTTCGTGGGCAGATAAGAAGTTGTTATCCTCATCTACTTCCATCACATACGTGACACTAAACTTGCGTATCATTTGTGCTTCTCTTTGTATACCTCAATAAGTTTATTTAGATACCACTGTGCCTTTTGCAAATCTTCTAGGCCACCCTTGTAGTCATACCTCCATACGTACTTCAGTATGTTGCCTTGTAAGTATCCTTCTTTGTTATGATTAGTTGCAGCAAGGATAGCATCAATACACTCTATACCTGCTTGATTGTAATGCGGTGGATGATTTACCAAGTCACTCACTTTTACTTCCTTTAATTCATCTATGTCACCAATGTCATCAAACAATTCTTCTATAGTAAACTCTTCTTCTTCGTGTTTGCTCATGCTTCACCCAGTGTCTTTGTCCATTTAGTTAACTTAATTACGTTACCATCTGTGGTATACTCTTTTTCTTTAGCTACTGCAAGCTCTGATTCAGCATATTGTTTAGGAAACATTTCCTTTAATATTCTGTGTCTTGAATCATCAAAGTAATCCATAAGTTCAGGATATTCTTCTAGTACATCAGAAGATGCAGCCATAGTGAGTGCGTAGTCCATAGCACTCCTCATAGCTAGAGGATGTTGTGACTCACCAAAGACTAAGCCTGTCTTTAGTACGCCTGTCCACTGACCGTCTTCATCTAGTTCAGGACTAATGACCACAGCCACATCACCGTCTTTTACTTCATAACCCATTAGGTTCTCCTTTTAACTATGACACGCTGTACTTTCATACGCTTGCCTTTTTCTAGCAGCCACCCTTCAGGTATAACACGATGCGCCCACTTGAAGTTTTTTTGCTCACACCAATCACAGTAACGTGACTTAGCTCCTTTATATAACTTAGCTTTAGCATTACTGAATACAAACCTGATGTCTAGCTTTGGGTGCTGTCTTTGTATCTCTATATGTTTGCGTCTATCAGCAGCGCTGAATATTCCTTTAGTCTCTATTATTATTCCGTTGTCTAATTCAAAGTCAGGTGTGTATGTGCGATAGCGTAAGTCTTCCCACTCTATCTTTATCTTTTCATACTCAACTGTCTTCTGTCTAGTCTTTAAAAACGCAGCAGCCTCTTGTTCAAGACCGCTACGGTATAACCTTTTGTTATGTCTACGTGGCAAGCCCATCACCTATGAACACGTAGTCTACTTGCGGTGGGTTTTTAGCTTTAGATACCCTTGAAGGTAGAGTCTGTAATGTATCCCAACACTTGTACTTGAAGCTACAAAACTTACATGCATCGTTAAGTACTAAGTTACCTGACTGTTGTCTAAAGTACGTTTCAGGCACAGACTCAAAGCATCTTTCGAATGGCTCATCATTCTCTATGTAATTTACCGTTTCTTGGATGTCCTGTAATACCTTCTCAGAGTCAACCTCCGAAGCACTGACATACTTAAACTCACCGTTTGCTTTATTGACCACCCACCAACCGCCAACTTCTTTTCCTGCGGCCTTAGAATAGCCCACTAATTGTGGTATGTAACCGAAGTCATCTTTCTTCTGTAAAGAATCAAAGTCTTCAAACTTATTCCTGTAAGAGTTTGGTGAAGCAGACTTTACATCATCTATCTTACCATCCATTTCCATGTCGTACTCACCACTAATCTCTTGTCCATCAGGTAGCTTAAGTGTGACGTTATCGTTGTCTTTAAACTCAACACCTGCTGCACGTAGTAGTCCTTTGAACACAGCTTCAACTAGATCGCCTAATATCATGTTCATCAGAAAGTGTGGAGGTAATGGTATCTTATTTTTAGAATTATTCTTTTCAAACCACAACTGACACTTAGGCTTACCTACATTAGACATACGTAGTCTGAACTCGTCACGAGGACCTGAGTTAAACTGTTTGTCCAACGCAGCCTTAACATCGGAGGCAACCTGATTGGCTACCTCCTCTGTCATTGTAGCTTCACCGTTCATAGCCTTTTGCAAATAGCTAAAGACTTGTAGTTCAGCAGGGTGATTCATTACTCGTCCACCTCTACGAAGTCATTGTTGAGAATACCTTCGACAAGATCAGCATCACCATCTGCACCACCTTTGGCACGTTCATGGTGAAGATCAAGTATCTTACCGTTACTATACTCAATAAGTTCTAAGAAGTCTTTGAGTGTGTCATTATCCACGCTGTTAAGTTGCACAGCATCACCAAGTGTGGCATGTATCTTACCAAACTTAGCACCAGTAGGTATGCTATCCTCTATACCTTCTAGCTTGATGGTAGACATGATAGGAAGAGTATTCTTCTTCTTGAGGTGACCCATCACACCGTTGATACTTTTCAAGCTGTCACGGTTCTTGACATCCATAACAAATGGTACGGACTCAACTGCACCTACAGGCTCACCCTTCTCATTAGTTGGATTGTCTAGTGTGACTGTACCGTAGTAAACTACGACACGCTTGACTGATCGTATTACTTGCTTAGTAGCATCATCGAGTGCGTTAAAGTCTTCGATGTAACCAGTAGGTCTACCCAGGTTGAACCCACCTATGCTATCTTTCAAGTCACCGTTGAGGGAGTTAGACATTACAGACTTCTCCATCTCTTCAGTATCACTGTTCCATCTCTGCCACTGATTGCGTTGGGCAAAGACACGAACCGTAGCACCTACACTGTAGACAATATCATCCCCAGTCTTGAGGGTGAATGCACCTACTGGTACTACCTCTGTCTTTATCATCTTACCATTGAGGTCAACTTCACCCATGATAGGTTGATGCAACATTCCTAAACGTGAAATCGAAGGAGTGTACTCTTGTGAAGGTGTAGCTGATACACCCATGAGTTCTGCCATCGACTGACCACGTTCTGTTGCTACTGCTAGTTCTGTACTCATTCTATATCCTTTTCTATAGAGTCAAAGAGCCTTAGTTATACACTATATATCGAATGTGTCAAGCCAGTTGTTACCTATTTTTGCTTCTAAAAGCATAGGCACATTCATATCTATACCATATGTCTCCTCTATTATCTTATTTAAATCTTGGTTGAGTGTCCACACCATAGACAATACTAAATCTTTCTCGTCAGGATGTACGTCAACCACCATAGAATCGTGTACAGTATTAACTAAACACGACTTCATGTGTCGTAAACGTTCATGCATTTCGTTTAACACCACTGGAACTACATCACCTGTGGCAAAACCTTGCACTGGGTAGTTCTTAATCATAGTGAAGTGCGTTGGTACACCACTGCTACGTCTTGTCACATCAGGAAAAGCATACTGTCTACCAGATACGTTTGTTATCTTCATGAAGCGTAGTGCCTCATCACCTAACTTCTTATGCCACTTGGCTATGCCTTTGTATTTATCGTTGAAGTGGGTGTAGTAGGTTGCTTCAGCTTTCGTGCGTCCATAACCGCTTGCTCCAAAGAGCGGTGCAAACGTGTGTTCTTTAGCTTCTTGGCGTGACGTTGGTTGTCCTGCATCAGTGATAACTTTTGCTGTGTAAGCATGTACATCGAAACCAGTTGCAATCTCTCGCATCGCTGTTTCATCTTGTGCCAAGAACGCTGCTGTCCTAAATTCGAGTTGTGCAAAGTCGGCCTCCATAATTAATCCGTTGTTGAATCGTGATACAAATACTTTCTTTACTGGGAATGTGCCTCCCCTTGGCATGTTTTGCATGTTGGGATTTCTTCCACTAAAACGTCCAGTGGCTGTAATATGTTGCGTAAGTCCAACGTGCAGGAATCCGTCTGCCTTAGTGTACGTCCGTATTCCGTTGACAAAAGCAGATAGATAACTGCTGATAGCATTATGACGTTTAAGATCAGAAATGAAACCAAGAGCCTCGTCCATTCTATTGTTCCTAGCAGTCGCAGATAATACATCTAGCTCTTCCTTTCCTGTGTTAAATCCATTAGCACTGACCCACTTCTTGCTTGGTGCAGTAAAGCGTAGCCCTGCTATTTGTTTACTTTCTTTTAGTTTGTATCCTTGTGCATCACAATCTTTGCATTTATTCGGTCTAGCAAACTTTGTTCCATCTTTTTTAAGTCGGTATACTTTACCTTCCCCTTTGCAACTAGGGCAGGTGTATGCCGTAGTCCTGTAGATCGGTGACGAGTTGGCTGCAACGGCATCCTTAAACTCTTCTTGTGTCGAAGTGAACTCGAAGAGATTAGCCCATTCTTTCTTGTCATGTACTCTTCTGCTGAATAATACCTGCGACTTTTGTTCAGGTGAACGGAGGTTGATCGGAGTATCGCCCATAACCTCCCTGACTTTCTTTTGTAATCTTGTTTCGATTTCCGCTTTTTCATTTTCAAACTCCTTTGCTACTCGTTCCAACTCT